GGTCTTTTGTACTTGTGGCATTTGTTAGGCTCCTACCTTGTTATAGCAGCCCATAAAAGAATGGTTCCGTCGTGCCTGATATGGGCTATGCGTGTTCATGTGCTGGTAATATAGCACATGCTTAGATAAAAGAAAAAGAGCCCCTTCAGTGTGAGGCTCTTTTGTTGAGTTTCGTTACTCCTAGGTTATGCGCTGTAAGGCTACGGTGATGACCATACCGACTAAACCGGTAGTAGCTGCAGTGTTCGTTACTACGAGGTTAAGCGATTGTCCAGGACTAACGGTTGTCTGAGTGGTCAGAGTACCGTTAATCGTGGTGTTAGCTGTTCCCTGTAGTGACAAAGCACCTGTCTGCAATGTACCAGAGCCAGGAGCAATTGCTGTGGCCGCATGCTCAAGACCAAAGGTAGCTGCACCAGTAGCTTGAACCGTGAAACGGTAGCTAATGCTTACTACTTTCCACGTCTTACCGTCATTTGGTGCAGTCCAAAGTGGGTAAGCAGTGTTTTGTACAAAAGTAGCTGCTGCTAGAACTGGTGTGTTTACATAGGTAAGCTGCGGAACTGGTGCGAAGGTGCTAGTGAATGAATCCCAAGCGTCTAACACGGCTCGTAGGCGAATTGCTGAGTTGAACCTACTGAATTGTTTTGCCATGACTAATGACCCTTTCTTTTATCGAACTAATTAATGTTAAGCACTACTGAAGCAGCAGAACCGGTAGCTGAAGCCTTAGCCCAACCAATGTTACCTGTAGTTGCAGCAGAGATGATGACGTAACCAGCAGTACCAGCTAAGTCCTGAGCAATACCAAGGCCGATGGTTGCAGTTGTTGCCTTAACCATTGCCTTACCACCACTCTGTACCCAACCGTAGTTAGTGACAGAAGCTGTGTTTGGAATTACGTTAGTTGTTACACCAGCTGGAGCGTTACCAGTTAGTGAAGGAGCCACACCGTTATAGTGTGAAAGTACGAGGTTAACAGTGTCCGTACCAGGGATCAAGGTAGTGATACCTTGTGGTAGTGGATCAACTAATTTAACAGTGATATAGCCAGCACCTGCTGCGCTGGTGTGTCCAGCGATACGGAGGCTATAGGTCTGATCAGCAGAGCTAATGACTTCCAAGAACTGGAACTGATCAGTTGTTACGGCTGTTGCACCGTTAGTAACGACTAGAGTGGTACTACCAGCAACGAAGTTACTAGAAGCTTGGCCACCTAGACCGGCTGCTGTGATTGCTAGACCAGTTGAGTTAGCTGGAGCGGCTGGGCCAACACAGAGCATTCCAGCTTTAATTGTTGAAGTACCACCGAATTTCACGTAACGGAAAACTCGTCCGTCCTCTGTTAGTCCAGTTGTACCGAGTTCTTCTTGGGGGGTGGTGGTAAACGTATTAAGGTCTACCGATGTAATTTGTCGTGCACCTGATTCCATAGTAGTATGTTTCCTTTTCTTTCCTACTTAGTTTGATGTAATACCAGTTAATTTACCGTTACGTCGAGGTTGACGGTGGATCAGGTTACCCATGAGGATAAGTAGACCAACTTCACCATAGGCGTTAACCGGACTCATCAGTTCACGGAACTGGAAGGCGCTAGGCATTGGAACGTCCTTATAGAAGCCTTCAGTTACTTCTACAGTAGAAGCGATCTGGTTAAGGCTGCTATCCTGCAATCGAGCAAACTCTAGGTAGTACTCGTTGAGCCAGAAGAATGTACCGGATGTTGCGTTGTCATCAGCTACAAGTGGTCGGCCACGGTATACGAGGGCGTTAAAGCCACCGAATCCAGTAAGACCTTCACCTGGCTTGTTAACACCACCTGGAGGCGTACCGCCGTCTACACGGTCATAGCCACGAATACCGATAGTTTCGTATCGTCCTTGTACCATTGGCTGCATAAGACCTTCAAAGAATGTCCAAGCTGCTTTAGTAGTAAGGCCAAGGGTTGGGCTTTCCATCTGTGAACCAGCAGCAGATACGTTATCGAATTCACTTGACGCGTAGTCTAGTGAGATAGCACCACCCGTTACAGCAGTAACGTCACCGTTGATGTATGGGTTGCTTGCACGAACCACGCCGGCATAGCTAGCTGAGTTAGTACCTGCATCTACGATGAGGCCTAAACCGTCGAAGTCTTTACCAGTACCGAAACCGTAGAAGACTTGACCATTACGTTGCATGCTTGAAACCTTAGCTTCATCCATACGAGTTGCAAGCAATCGAAGTACTTGCTTTTCACTGTTACCGTTAACAGCTTTTTCGATACCAGGTAGGACAACTGATTGTTCATCAGCTGCAACGTACCAGGTAAGCATACGAGTGTTGTTAGTGGCACCAGTTGGGAACTGATCCATACCTGCGAACGAACCACCAGTATTGCTGTTGGCAATAGTGATTGGCTGGTTCATAGTGATACCCTTCCAGTTGGAAGGCTTACTTAGAACTTTAGCGAACAAAATGTTCGAGTTGTTAATTTGGTCGACAATACTAGGCAGTATCTCCTGATAGGTGATATTTGCTACACGGTCGGTGAAAATGGTACCAGCCATATTTTTCTATTCCTCTTCTATTATTTAAATTCAAAGCAGCCTATAGCACGGGTGGGCTATAGGCTGCCTTTATGTGGCTAATAGTACAGTTTCACTTATTGAAAAGCAATACTATTTTTTAATAGGCTTGTCTGTAGACTTTTTAACAGGCGTAGGAACGATAGTCTTTTCAACCTCGACTACAGGCAATGGATCAGGCCTGTGATTAGCAAGGGTATCAGCTATTTGCGCTGGGCCAACAGGACCAAGTACAGGTAATGCAGGTGTAGTAGACTTACCGATAATCTCGGCTACATCAGCTATGGCATCAGTGAGTATTTTGGACTGTGGACGGTCATGGATAAAGTCAACAATGCGTTGTCCTTCATCCTCAGTGATTATGTTCCTTAGTATCAATACGGCTATGATTACGTTCATTAAAACTCCTCGTTATCTATTCTGTTTAGTATGTCCCTAGTGGTAGTGCCTGGACGCACGGTAGGCTTAACTATGTTACTTGAGCTCATACCACGATTAGACTCGCTACGTTCGCTACCAGTCTTCTTGCGCTCTTCATCTTCTTTCTTCTGAGCTGTGTCTTCTGGAGCGTCCACCTTAGCAGGTTTCTTAGAGTTCCATTCAGTGAAAGCTTCAGCAAAGCCAATATGCTTGTATGGCCGTCCTTGTTGATACTGCTTAAAGTACATCTCATTCTTACTGGTCATAAGGTCTAGTACTGCAGCCATTTGCTTAGCCTCTGGGCTATCATCAAAGCCAGCAGCACCTGGCTGCACGGTGAACTTAGGGAACAATCCTTCCTTTTGCAAGTCAGCTACGTCAGCACGAATACCCTCATTCTCGCGTTGCTGGAAGTCATTAGCAGCCTGTGTAGACTGATTCTGTCTAAAGTTACCCAGTAGTTGGTTAGCCTTCTGCTCAAGCTGCATAAAGCTTGTCTGTGCGGCAACCATCTGTTGATCATTAGCAAACTTAAAGTCTACAGGTATGTCATTAGGCGAGTAAGCCTTGATCTCTACCTCTTTATCGCCACGTAGACCACGAATAACGATAGGCTCGCCAATATTGTCACGTATATGAGCTTGTTCAGCAGGACTTAGCTGAATACCAGCGTTGTCAGTAGGTGCATCTGGCTTATCATCAACTGGTAATTCAGTCTCAATGGCATCATCAGCCGTAAATTTACCCTCTTCAGGCTCTTCTTTCTCTTTATCCTTATCAGTGTCTACTTCTTTGTCTTCGGGCTTGATTTCCTTGCCATCTTTGTCGTATTGGGGCTTAGCAGGCGCCTTATCCCCTGATTTGTCTGTATCATCATCCCCAGCTCCTGACTTGTCCTTGTCAGTATCTTTGGTATCGGTTTCTTTACTGGTGTCTTTGGCATCATCAGCACCTTTTTTATTAGCATCGTCAGGAATTAGACCACTTTCTTGCGCTTCTATTCCTTCGATGGCCTGGTCAACTATATTTGTAGTTGGACTTTGCATGGGCTCTACTCCTTATTTAACTCTTTAACTATAGCATAGGCAAGCTAGCTGGATTACCTGGTTGCGGCATAGGTGCCTGACCAGGTGCAGGGATAGGAGTACCAGCAAATACTCCCCCTGGTGTAGGTGGTGGAGGCATAGGCATTCCACCCATTGGCGGCATACCTTGTGGAGGCATCATTGGAGGTGGCATACCCATTGGTGGGGCTCCTGGTGACATCATACCTGGTTGAGGCATACCCATACCAGGCTGTTGCATGCCTGGAGGTGGTAGTGGTGTTCCTGGGCGTAAGCTTTCAGCCGATGCTCCACTAATATCGCTAGCTTCCTCTAAAGTAATACGCTCCTCTAATGAGTCAATACAGGCAGTAACGTACTTGATAAACTTGTTCTGTAGACCCTTCTTAGCCTTAAGGAAGTCATCATTGATCATAAGCTTACGTAGACTTAGGATGTACTCCTTAGATGGGTTGTTCTTCTCTTCAACTGTTTTGCCGTTCATGATGTCTTGGAAGGCTACATAGGCCTCAGACTCATCTACTACATCGAGTGCATCACGAGCTAGTGCCATAGGGTCAGACTCTTGCTTAGCCCAGTTGTCATACAGTTGCTGTGCGTTGTCCATTTGCAGGATCTTGTAGGCATCAAGTAAGCTAATAGCCTTCTGCTTAAGCAGATTAAGGGTAATGGACTCGATACGTGAACGGTCTGGGTTAGCAGGCTTGCTAGCTTTAACACGTATACCCTTCTGGATTAGATCACGCTTAAGGGTAATAAAGTCGAACTCACCATCACCAGCATCATAGGTAAAGTAGCGTTCCTCACCGTCGTACCAGACAACCATCATCTGCACTAGGTACTCGTAGATCTGGCCAATCATACGGGTCATAGCTCGTACCATGAGATCCTGACGACCAGCTGCTTGGTTCTTCTTAACCATAACCTCGCCAAGAGTAGGATCACCATCATCTGCCTGTGAACCAGTAAAGTCAGTAGGTGCACCCATAAGGTTACCTATTTGCATACGAGCATCAAGCTTATCCTTAAGCACGTAGTCAGGTAGAGTTTGAGCTTGTATCTGCATGACCAGTTGATCAAGTCGTAGGCTGCCATCAGTGTTATCAACAAATAGCTTCTGGTTAGGATCACCAGTCATGTTCTGGCCATCATCCTTACTCAACCCTGAGCTCGTACCAATAACCAAGATGCCATTAGCCTTGTCAGCATTCTCTGCTATTTGCCTACCACGACGAGCTAGATAGTTCTGCATTTCTGCAGCCTGCTCAAGTGGTGTGGTGCTATCAATAAGATGTGTACCATAGTTGACCAAGTTACCAAAGATATATGGCTTCTTAGGGTAACGTAACAGGTTAAGATCCTTCTTAGCATACAGGTAGTTAGGGTTACGGATCTTCTTAAGTACAATGTTGTCGAAGTACCAGACTACACCCTCTTCAGGTTCATTCTTCTTGTTGTAGTGCGTAACTGATACCTTACGGACAGCTATCTCTTTAGTCATCTGCTTAGGAGTCTTACGCCTAATACCAAGCCGTGCTAGTATGTCTGCCTCTTTCTCAGGGAATTCAGCACAGAGCTCTTCAACACTACGCTTAAGCAC